TTCGTGCCCAGTTGCGTCGAGTCGAGTTCGGCGAGCAGGGTCGACGTGGATGGGCCGGTCACCGGGAGAAAGCCGGTCGAGTTGATCGGCGGATTGCCGAGGCCGCCATCGAAGGCGCCCATTACAGGGTCGCCGCTTTCGCGCGGACGGCGGCGGCGGCTTGCGCGGGCGTAATCGCGCCGAGCGGCGACGGCAGGGCGGCGCGGATGACGTTGATCTGATCGAGCAGCGCCAGCAGGATCGCCTTGTCGAAGATGGCCATGTTGTCGATGGCGTTCTGCGCTTCGCTCTGCGGCGTGGCATCCGCAGCGGCTGTGATGGCACTCTGCACCGCGGTCGTTTGCGGGCCGGTCCACACCGTCGGCTTCTCCACGAACACCGTGACGACGCCCCCGGTCGCGAGTTGCGCGTTGAGATAGAACGGATCGCCGAGCGTCGGGCGCAGCGTATTCGCCAAGGCGCCAAGATCCGGCGCCGCCCCCGCGCGGGTGAAGGCTTGTTTAAAGAGGGCCATTAGGGCAGTGCCTCCACGAGAAAGCCCGCCGAGGTGATATCGCCACCGGCGACCGCGCTGGTTCCAGTGACCTTGAGGACCACGGCACCACTGAGCGTTTCGCCGGGGGTCGTCGTCAACGGGGCGCCGACGTTGCCGACGATGAACGAGACGCTGCCCGCCGTTTGCGTCGTCGCGCTCGCGCGCAGCACGACGGCCGAGTGATACCAGGGCGTCGCCGACGCCACGATCCCGACCTGCACGGTCACCGCGGTCGCCCCGAAGTACAGGCGCACGGATTTACTGTTGCCGTTCGCCGCCGTTGTCCCCCACGCCGTGATCCGCACGCCTTGCCCGTTGGTGGCGAGCGCGCTCGCGGGGAGCGTATAGGTCAGGAGATCCGTTTCGACCGTGGTCCCGTTACTGACCGCGGCGAACTGGCTGTTGAGGACGCCCCCGATCCGCATCAGGGCCGTCGGCGCACTCCCTAAGGTGACGCTGAGCGGCCCCTGAATCTGGACAATCCCGGTGAAGCGCAGCGCGCCATTCACCAAGACCCAGAAGCGCCCCTGCGCCTCCGGCACCGCCAACCCGATCGCGAGCAGCACCGTCAGCGCGACGAGCCAACTGCGCAGCTGCCTCATCCCTCCACCGCCGATAAGGCCACCACGAACTGATTCGCCGTCGAGTTCAGCGTCTTGCACCGAGGACTGACCCAGCCGAGCGGTCCGGGCAGTTGCACGATGTCGGTCGCAAAGGTGCTCAGGGTGCCGCTCGACAGCACCGCCCATGGCCCTGACGACGTGCGCGACGCGCGGATCTGATAGCTGCAGGTCGCGGCGGCGTCGGCTTCACAGTGGAACGTGTAGGCCTCGCCCCACCCGTGCGTGTTGAAGGCGACGCCCACCCCGGTCGAGCCGAGGACATTCGCCGAGGCCCCGCGGCCGGGACTGGACGCCGCTTCCGCCGTGCCGAACACCCACTTGAAGCGGGCGGCAATATTCGCCATAGTCGCCCCCTACACTGCGCGCGTGGAATCGATGTACCGGATGAAACCGTTCACCCGGCACTGCAAGCCGAAGATGGTGCCCGAGCTCACGACGCGGATCGTCGAGTTGGCCGGGGCGGCGTAGCCTTCGTACTCGCCCGCCGTCGCGGTCGGGGTCTGCATCTGATTGAAGCCGGCCGTCGAGGTCGGGCCGGTGATCGTCGCCACGGTGCCTGGGTTGCCGGTCGGAAACGCCTGATCGGGGCCGGGGCCGGGATACGAGACGCTGGTCGACGTGCCTTTGACTTTCAGCACGATTTTCGGGGTCGACGAGTTCGACGACGCGCCGGCGTTGGCGGCGAAGAATTCGGTGTGATTCCACGTCTCGTAGGGCGGCACGACAATCGAGCCGAGGAGCGTGGTCGAGGCGTTGGCGTCGCCGCGGGTCGGGCCGAAGGAGAAGAGATTGGCCTTGGCGCCGTAGATCGGGCCGGCGAATCGAGTGATACCCATAGTTACTGCACTCCGAAGCCACTAGGATCTGAGCGCAGTCGTGGCAAGGACCACCCGTGCAAGGGCACGCTCAGGGTTTGTTCGGTTTCGAGAACTGATTGTTGCCGTGCAACGACGGTCGTAATACGAGCGGCTTGAACGCGAGTTTGGGCCGATCGCCTCGGCGATTGAGTGCCGACACATCGGTGCGCAAACCTTCCAACTCGTTCCATTCCTCCTGTGACCGCTGATGCCACGTGCCCGCCACGCTGTAGGCGAGATACTGCAAGACGATTTCGGCCTGCCGATGTTTGCATCGGAGAAACGGCAACAACTGCGGGAGCACATGCCGTATCTGCGTCTGATTGAAACGCAGCACATAGACTGTGTTGTGATACGCCTTCAGCTTCTTGTGGAAGTTGCTGACGATCGTGCCGTTGCCGCAGCTGATTCGTAGGCCCTCCAGTGTTTCGCGATGGCTGTTCGCCAGCGAGAACAGCGCCCGATATCGAACACCCGATCGCGTCGCGACGCGTGAATTGCGAATGATGGTGATCGTGCCTTCGCCGTCGGTGAAGCCCGCGAAGTACGCGGCCTCCACGTCACTCATCCGCTTGTCGCTACACAGATTCTCCGTAATCGTCTTTCCCATCGGCCCTCCGTGAAAGCCAAATCCTATCACGGTAAACACCGATGGGAAAGCTATTTACCTACACGCTTAGGCCCCGGCAGTTCCGTAGGTGCCAACCCATGTCCAAGCACCCACACTGAACCGATGTCTGCACTTGAAGATCCGGTTGTTGGTGCGGGCATCGATCGCCATCGGCTCCATGCTGATCGGCACGCGCCGATAGAACGTGAGGCCATGCTGCGATTTGCTGCCCGCCACCAGGAACCAGGCGTCGGTGTCGGTCAAGCGCGGATTGACCACGATGGTCCACTGCCGCCGCGCTTTGAGCGGGTTGCGATCGTTGTCCGCCGACGACGGGAGACCCACCGAGTTGATCAAGCGATCGGCGAGGAATTCCAGCTGGGGCGGGATGTAGAGCGTCCAGTCGGTGATCGGCGCGGCGAGATGCCCCGCTTCGTCCTTCTGGTCGGTCTGCAGGTCGATGAGCGCCTGTGTCAACGAGGTGGCCGACAGATCCGCATCGGTCGAAGGCCGGTTTTTCGCCGTGCCGCCGCCTTTGAGGAGGTGCGCCGTGTTGAACAGGGAGACGCCGTCCGGGGTCGTTTCGGTCGAGAACCCGTTGTTGAAGGGATTCGCCGCCCGGCCCTCTTCGACGTACCGCGCCGAGAACGCGAGCCACTCACCCGCTCGGTTGAGCAAGCCTTCGGCGTCATCCTCGAGCGCGGTCTGCGTGACTTCGAAGCCCAGGCCGTTTTCGGTGTGGGTGAAGTCTTTCGTGTTGCCCTGTCGCAGCGTGTCCATCACGAAGGGCTCGCCTTCCGGCTTGCTCTGCGTGTCCCCGAACGGGACGTAGGTCACGATGCGCTCGAATTTGCGATCCGAGGATTTGATGTTGTAGACGTTCGGATAGATCTTGGGCAGTTCTTTCAACTGTCCTTTCATGATCCCGAAGAACGTCTTGTCGATATTGTCGTAGAGATCCGGGTTGGTGCCGCGTACTTGGGCCATGTATCAGCTCCCTAACGGAACAGAGCCAACACGGCACGACTGACGGTACTATCGCCAGCCGGGGGTGTTTGCGTCAGGAAGCGGAACGCCACGGCGCCGCCGGAATCGCCGATCGCATCGATCAACTGCGTCACGACGACGCGCACGTTGATGAGGGTCGAGTTCGAGAGGTCGACCTTGTGAATCGTCAAGGTCGAGTCCCAGACGATCGCTTTGGTCTTGCCGACCTGCGAGGACTGGAGCGTCGCGCCCTGGGTATGCGCGCGGAATTCGATCAGGGGATTCGCTTCCCAGACGGAAATGACCGTGCCGCGGGTGTTGGTCGAGCCCGGGCCGACGGCCGATTCCGCCGCAATGCCGACAATCGCCGTGGACATCACGACGCCGGCGGTCTGCGAGGACGGGAGAATCTGATCGGCGTTCGAGTCGGTGTTGACGTCGAAGGCGACGATGCGGCCGAGGATGATCGCGTTGGAACTGATGCCGGTCGAGAGGGCGTAGCCCCGGACGGGCGCCGCGCCCCACGGGCAGCGAAACGGGCGACAGATCGCGCCCGAACTGAGGACAAAATCGGTCATGGACGGTTCCTCCCAGTGCGCACACGCGCAGCTAGAACCGAAAGGGTGAATGGGAGGTCAGGAGGAAAGCCGACGCGAGATCGCTGACCCGAAGCCGATCCGCATCCGCGACACCTGAGACAACGCGGCAGGTGAACCGCGATAACACCCTCTTGACTAGCGGGCGACCTAGCAGCGGCTGGAGGATACGACGGGACGAGTCAGCATCTGATGACCCCGCCCCGAAGACACGCCTGAAGGATCCCGCACTCTCAGGCGATGAGTGCTCAAACTGAAGAGTAGGCTTCTACCCTACGCGCATTTGTCGTGCGCGTCCAGCACAATCACGTCGCCACCATTTCGACGACCGGCGCGACACTTTGCAAGAGCGGTAATTCGCCGACTTTCTGCACGATACACGGCAAGTTACTCTGCAAGGCAATCGCATCGGCCAGATGCTTGTGCGCCATCGCCGTGCCCGCCCATTCGTTGTAGTAACTGACTGAGGGTTTCCCGATCCGGAGCGCCAACTGCGCCAGACCGCCGTAGGTGCCGACAAAGCCGAGCGCTTTGCCCAGGACGGCACTTTGCACCGCCAGATTGTTCTCCGGGGTGATCGTGCAAAGATCGGTCAACGCCTGCACGTTCGGGGTGGGCGGCATCCGCACGTCCAGATGCTCGTCGGCGTGGACGTCGTTCGTCAGGAGCACGACCGGCGTGTGCTGCGCGATGGTGCGGATGGATTCCTGCGCGAACTGCACCAAGGGCGGCGAGCCGGGGTAGGTATGCCGCAAGTAGAAGCGCACCGCGACGAAGCGTTCGGGTAAATTGACGCCTTCGGGCAGCGGCGCCGGCTGGAGCGGGTCGAAAAAGCACTCCTCCTCGAGCGCCGTCAGGCTCATCGCCGAATTGAAGTAGGGCGTGAGCCGCGCGAACATCCACGAGGGATGCAGGGTGAGATACCGCGTCAGATTGAGCCGTTTGGCGGCGTCTCTGATGACCTGTCGGTCGAGCGCGGTCCACTGGATCTGTTTCAGCATCGCCGTTTTGGAGTGCTGGATCCGGTTTTCGACGCGCATGTCCTGCGGGGTGATCAGGGAATAGAGTTCGACGCCGTCCGCCATGCCGTACCACGGGGCCGCGCCGCCGCGCGTGATCGGGATCAGCCGCGCCGGGTCGATATTGCAGCGTTTCGCGAAGCGGCGGATGAACGGGATCCAGTAGAGCGCTTCGAAGCCGACTTCGCCACGCCACGGGCCGACGAGGATCGGCAGCTTCGAGTATTGGAGACGCTTTTTATACGCGGGCCAGAGCTGGGAGCGCAACTTTCCCTTCCGCAAGCAGGCGTTCGGCCTGTTGCCAGTCATCTTCGGTGTTGAGGTCGAAGCCTTCGTAGTCCTCTGGGAAGAACGCGGCGATTTTCGTGCCGCTAATCGTGCCGAACGAATTCACGACATACGTCCACGCCATTTCTAGCGAGGCGTTCTGGATCCATATCGTCGGGAGGCTCTGTGTGGGCGACGAATGCCACGGCGTGCCGCCTTCAAGCGCCCGATGCGGCATCACGGGCTGCAGACAGCCGTTGTCGACGAACCACATTTTGCCCGGATGTTGCTTCGCCGGTTCAACAGCGCGCAAGGAATGCACTTCACTGTGACTGAAGCGCTTGAACGCGCGCTGAATCGTGTGTGCGGTTCTGAATGGTGCCGTCGGCCGCAGAATCGCGAAGGCATCCATGGCCGGAAAGGACGACAACGCGAGGCGGACCCAACTAATGTCGGGACAGTAGTCGGTGGCGTATGACGACGGACGAGCGAGATACCGCGCGCCATGCTCACTCGCAAGTTGACCGGTGTGCGGGTCATCGGTTGAGCAGGCTACCCCAGCGAACACGCCACTCTCTAACGCCGCGCGAATCGTCCAGACCAGCAACGGCTGACCGGCGAGCAGACGCGTATTCTTCCCCTTGATGCGCTTGCTGCCCGCCCGCGCCGGAATCAGCGCCACCATGTTCATACCGTTGGGTCGTCCCGCAGTAAATCGATCTGTGCCTCAAAGGCACGCAAGGAACCCTCCGCGCCGCAACTGAAACACATAAAACGCTCTTCAGGGAAAAACAGCACACACGACGGCGTCTCTTCCTGATGAAACGGACAGCACGTTTTCGCGCGGTCGCGGCGGCCCGGTATGGTCTGGCATTGAATCTTGGTGCGAATCATCAGTTCACACTGCAACGCGATCCTCGAACACCGGCGTCGAGGTTTCGAACAGCACGCAATCCTCGATCGCTTCGACCTGATGCACCGCCCCCGGCGGCACATGCACGGCCATCCCCGGATGCAACGTCTTCAACACGACGTGGCCCTCGGCATCGTGATAGCGCAGTAAGGCTCGCCCGCTGAAGACGAAGAAGGCTTCATCTTTACGCTCGTGATACTGCAACGGCCCGCCGAAGCCGGCCTTCATCGATAAGACTTTCCCGATGTACTGCGGTGTGTCGGCGACGAGCAGTTCGGTGCCCCAGGCTTTCGGGCCGAGCTCACGCGGTTCGAAGAACTGAATCGTCGGCATGGAGGACTCCGGTGACTTTGAGGCCGTCAGGGGTGACGACGCGGCGCATTTTGGCGAGGGGTTTCCGTTCGGAGTCATAGAGCCGTTTGACGCCGTCACCCGTCGCGACGTGCGCCCGTTCGAGGTCGCGACATAGTTTGCGAAGTCCTGCAGGTTCCAACGAGAACGCATGGTCGGTGCCTTTCAGCGCGCGATTCAGGGTGAAATGCTTTTCGAGAATCCGCGCCCCGTACGCATAGGCCACGAGGCTCATCGCGATCCCCGAATCATGGCCTGACCAGCCGATGACCGTGTCGGGATAGCGTGCGCGCATCTCCACAATCGCGAGCAGATTCAATTCCGCATAGTTGAGCACGGGATACGCCGCCGTGCAATGCAAGAGCGCAAAGGGCGAGCGGCCCGCCGACAAGAGATTCACCGCGCGATCGACGTCTGCCCACGTCCCACCGCCGGTCGAGAGGATGATCGGGACACCGAGCCCCGCGACATGCTGCAGCAGGGGGGCATCGGTCAGACCGCCGGACGCAATCTTGATCGCGGGGACGCCGACGCGCATCAGGAAGTCCGCGGAGGGCTCGTCGAAGGCGGTGGCGAAGAACGCGAGCCGGAAGCCCAAGGCCACCGCTCGGCAGGACACGTAGCCCCCCATGCCCAACTCCAAGGCGGCGCGGTGCTCGCCATAGGTGGCGCCGAAGCTGTTTTCGTTATCGTACGGTTGGTTGAGCAACTCAGACGAATACAGAGTTTCATTGTTGCGCTTCTGGAGTTTCACCGCGTGCGCGCCGGCCCGCGCCGCCGCTTTGATCAGCGCCGTCGCCGTTTCCGTATTTCCGCCGTGGTTGTGGCCCAATTCGGCGATCACATAGCACGGCTCAGTGTCCGCGATCCGCCGCGAACCGATGAAGAGTTCCC